AGAATTCGATCTATCCCTAGTTTGTTTATCTGTTGACATTTATTTTACACGTGATGTTATTTTTTTAAATGGCTCATTCACCTTTTTTTCTTAATAATTCAATATCAAATTGCGGCAATATGCATCCAATTAAAATTATCTGACACACAACCCAAATAGCCAATGCCGTGAAATACGAACTAAACACATTTTTAAATGCCGAATACAACAATATAAATGATATATTAAAAATAATATAAACCATCGCCCCAAATACTGCTTGCCATAACATACTGTTTGTTTCTGATTGTCGATTATTTATATATGCATGAAATATCATATATGTTGTAATAATAGGAAGCGCCCCTAACAAATTACCACTTAATCCGTAATTAAATCTGTCTGATAGTACAGCAAATCCTGCAATCAATGTCCCCCCAAATAAAAAATTTATAATAATAAGTTTTAACAATTTGTTCATTATTATTATAAATTATAAAATTTACGCTTTAATTAAATCACTCATTTTCAATGCCCGAATCATTCGCGTTATTCCGATACCCCCCGAATATCGTGGAAAAAAATCCTTTTCCATAAACGCACTAAACTCTCTATCTATTTGATCTTTTGTAAATTTATCATACAATATATTATCATACCCGCTTTCTGAAACACACCCAAACATATCTCTCATCTCGCCTTTATCACAACTCTTTTCAGCAGATACAATTGTCTCCTGTCCATGCAAAACAACATCAACTTTCTTTGCAATATCTCCTTCCATCTTTATATTCCAAAACGGTAACGTATGTCTTGGGAAATTTTTCAAAAAGAACACAGCCCCCTCCTCATCACATAGCACCTTTTTCTCATTATCGCCAATCTCTTCAACATTAAATATATCTGCTACATCAGTATAATCCCCCTCTGGATAATACGACATCCAATCATATTGTGTTTTAAATTTATTATAATATTCCCTTCTTGGCCAACTTTCACCCGCTCCATCGCTAATACCATGGAATAATGCCCCTTTACTTGACAGCCCAAGATCTTGTTTGCGTTTTTGTGATATTTGGGCGTTCTTGTGTTCGATGTTGATCTCAAAACCTAGCGAATATAACAACTCTTTTTCCAAACCGACCAAATCATCCATATCACCCTTTGACTCAAATTCAAACATTGGAAAAACAGTTTCATGACACCCCGGAATCATATCCAGTTTATTGTGATAACTTGATGTTTTGGTATAACACCCCGTTATCACAAAACACCCATTTATAGTCGGATTATTAATCATTGTGTGGTCCAACAACATTTGTCCCGTTTTGGGCAATTTCCAATCAATTTCCACTGTTTCGTCTATACAGTCTTTGCCATATCTGTATGCTGAAATTGTTTTTGGATCTTCGCATACAGCAAAAATACTTTGTGTTGATTGTGGATGAACTTCTATAAAACCCCTCGATATGAAAAATGCTCTCATACGAGATACACAATTATGAAAATCTACAGGTTTAAGATGACTACTCATTTTAATTTTTAACGCAAATTTTTAAATATTTATTAACTAATAAATAATCAATGGTATCCAAATCACACAAAAAAGTTAACAGAAAATATGGCGTCGGCGCTGCTTCGGCTGCCCCAGCAGGGGCTTCGGCGTCCCCCGTTATACTCGTCGTCGGAATTATTGTTATTGGCGCCATCGGTGTCGGAATCGCTGCAGCAGCCGGTGCATTTAAATCTAAACAAAGCGCCGATAAACCTGCCGCCAAGTCCGTCAATGGTACCTCAAACACCGTCAACACTTCAAACGCTTCAAACGCTTCAAATGTGTCAAACAACTCGAGTATCAATGATAATGGCACTGCCCCAGCCCCGTCATCCACGTCACAACCCGTCAGTGGCACATACAACGAATCCTTTAATGCATCAATGTTATCTGACACAAATGCCTTTAGAAAGACATTTGGATCAAACCCCCTGCAAATTGATCAAAATCTTGCCAAACAAGCACAAGCATATGCGAATTGGCTTGCTAAAAACGACCAGTGGGAACACGGCTATATCGATTCATCCGGTACAAGGGGTCCCAGCGGTGGGGGGTTGCCAGAACTCATTAATCAAGCGGGTGATTGGTCAGGGGTTGATGCAATGTATACAGGATCCAAGGCATTTGGGCAAAATTTATCATTATCCTGGGGTCAAAACTTGATGTCCGATAGTGCTATAGCATCATTTGTAGTATCAGGGGCGGATGGGTGGGGTGGTGAATGTCTAAACTGCAGTCCCACTCAATCAACACCATGTGATTGGAAAGAGAAAACTGGACATTTTACCCAGCAAATATGGAAATCAACAACCAAGATGGGGTGTGGAAAAGCCAGCAGCAGCAATGGTAAAACTTATGTTGCGTGTAATTATGACCCCCCCGGTAACAATGAAACGCCTGGGGTGCCTGGTCAGAATTTACCGGTATCAGCGACTCTTAAAACGGCGTGTGACCGAAAGTACCACTAATGTACCACTAACGGGGTAATTTTGAGAATGTTTCATCTCGATATAGATCGATGATCTTGATTTTAATCTTTACGATATCGATTTTTGTGAATAATGGTTTCATTTAAAGTTATGAATCTTAATTTTAAATAAATGAGTGATCGCAAAGAACAATATACAAAAGTTCATCAAGAAGCATTTGAACTTTTTTGTAAGAAAAATCAAGATTATGGTGACGCATTTGCCACATACGGCCCAATTGGTGTTTTGGTCAGAATTGGTGACAAGCTACAACGACTGCAAACGATTGACAAGAAACAAATTACCATGGTTTCCGACGAATCTGTACGAGACACACTTGTCGATCTACATAATTATGCAGCAATGGCCGTTATGTTGTTGGATGAAACTGTCGGTGAAACGATCGATCGCGATAGCACGATAGCGACGGAATAACATGACGCCGCAGATATAGTTTTTGAATTTTAATAGTCTTTTATTAAAATTACTCCCTCAAACCCACCTGAACCCCAAAAATGAAATTTAATTTTAACAATATAGAATTAGTATTTAATGGGTGACGAGTCCGAAATAACTATTGACTGTTCGTTTACGAAAGAAATATCTGTTTTATTTCGATGCAGATGCAATAATAAAGTTTATGATAATTTGATAAAACTTAAGAATCATGAAAAAACAAAATCACATATCGCATGGCAATGTGAGAAAGAACTGCGAGAACTCCGCATTTCTCTCAAAAGATGTCAAGAACAGAATGAACGACTGGAACAAGCAAACATAAAGGTTAAAAAGGAATATCACCGCCAAAAACGCATTAATATAGAATTAATTGAGTTGCAAGAGCAACACGAACTGCAAAGGCAACAATAGCCACCTTTCTATCAAACACACGACGGTAAAAATGAATTTACATTTTAAAAAAACAAAATGAAAATGTAAATGCAATCAGGAACATTCTTTCCATATTCATGGCATCTCGACGAAACAGAAGATGAATGCACCGTATTTAGAATATACGGTCTTGACCAAAACAACCAGAGTGTCTGTTGTATTGTAAATGATTTTACACCATATGTATATTTAGAACTACCAAGTTCTGTCGAATGGAGTGAGACTCGCGCAATGATTCTTGGACACAAGATAGATGAACTATGCGGAAAGGCAAAACCTATTAATAAATCATTACAGTTGAAAAAGAAATTATTCTATGCGAATGTCGTTAAAACAAAGACCGGATATCGCCACGGATCTTTTCCTTTTTTGTTGTGCTCGTTCGCAACTATACAAGACCGTAAAAATTTTTCATATAAATTCTCAAGGCCTGTCAAATTACTTGGCATCGGTGATATTAAGATTAAAGTTCACGAACAAGACGCATCCCCAATGCTACAGTTTCAATGTTTGAGAAAAATTCCTACAGCTGGTTGGATAAATTTCAAAGGGCGTGTTCCCATCCCAGAAGAACGCCAAACAACATGTGTTTTCGAATATAATGTGCGATGGAAATCGTGTTGTCCTAATGATACACTTGTTACAGTCCCCGCACCTTATATATTATCATTTGATATTGAGGTAAATTCATCAAACCCGTCTGCGATGCCGCAATCACACAAACCACATGATAAGATTTTTCAGATATCATGTGTATTTGGACGCCAGGGCGGCGAATCTGAAGATTATGCAAAGATTTTACTGACATTGGGTGAACCCGATCACAAAGTTTGCGGCGAGGAGGTAGAAATACAAATGTTTGACACCGAAGCTGATCTTTTAATGGGCTTTACCGAATTGATTCATGAACATAACCCTCAAGTCATTGTCGGATATAATATTTTGGGATTTGATATCCCCTATATGAATGATCGCGCTAAACAGAATCTTTGTTTTGATTATGACAAGCAAGGATATTTGATAGGTCATGCACGGGAACGTATTATTAAATGGTCAAGCAGCGCCTATGGTAATCAAGAATTTAAATTTCTTGACGCCGAAGGAAGACTTTTTGTGGATTTGCTTCCACTAATTCAACGAGATTACAAATTTTCTAGTTACAAGTTGAAGAACGTTTCTGAATTTTTCTTGGGTGAGACTAAAGATCCATTGACACCGCAAGGAATTTTTAAATGTTATCGTATTGGCATGAGCGGAGGACCTGAAGCAGCGAAAGCAATGGGTATTGTTGGACGTTATTGTGTACAGGATTCAGCATTGGTGTTAAAATTGTTTGATACGATCGAGACATGGGTTGGTTTGGTTGAAATGGCTCGCACATGTAATGTGCCGATTTTTAGTCTTTATACTCAAGGACAACAAATAAAAGTATTTTCACAGGTATATAGTTATTGCCTTGACAACAATTTTGTAGTAGAAAAAGACGGGTATGTTACAAATGCATCAGAACAGTATACAGGTGCTACAGTGTTGGATCCAATTCCTGGCGTTTATGATAAAGTGGTACCATTTGATTTTACATCACTATACCCATCGACAATTATTGCAAACAATATAGATTTTTCTACATTAGTTCGAGATGATGTGATACCTGACAGCGATTGCAATGTTATAGAGTGGGATGATCATATTGGATGTGAACATGATACTACATCTCGTACGACAAAGGTCACTACTATTTCATGTACGCACCATCGTTATCGTTTTTTGCGGTGTGATAGACCTGGACGGGAAAATCTGTTGGGTGTTATGCCAACTCTTTTGAAAAATTTACTTGGAGCTCGTAAAATAACAAAAGGAAAAATTAAGGATCTTAAAAAACAACTCGCTGACGCTGACCCAGCAGAACAAATAAGAATAAGCCGCCTCATTGTTGTTTTCGATAAGAGACAACTTGCATTCAAGGTTTCGGCAAATAGTATGTATGGTGCGATGGGTGTAAAGAGAGGTTACTTGCCATTTTTACCAGGTGCGATGTGTACGACAGCGAGGGGCAGGGAATATATTATGTTGGCTAAAAATACATTGGAGAATAAGTATGGTGCACAAATTATATATGGAGATACAGATTCGTGTTATGTACATTTTCCAGAGCAAAAAACTGCACAAGATTTGTGGGATTATTGTCTTGTGGTTGAAAAAGGTATTCTTGATGATAATGTTTTTCCGAAACCAATGAAGCTCGCGTTTGAAGAAGTAATTTATTGGAGATTTTTTATATTGACTAAAAAGCGTTATATGTCATTGGCATGTGGTCGTGATGGTGTTGTTGGTGATTCTATTGAGAAAAAAGGCGTATTGCTTGCTCGACGTGATAATGCAAAATGGGTCAGAGATATATATGCAAAAATTATTCATATGATTTTTGATAGAAAAACGGAAGAGGAAGTATGTATGACTATTATTAAGGAATTTAATACAGTGTGTTCTGCAACGTATGAGAGAAAAGATTTTATTGTTACAAAATGTGTAGGAGAAGTATCTGATTATAAGATTAGGGAATTACCTACAGACGAGAAAAAATTACAAAAACGACTTCGAGATCTACATTTCACTGACGAGATAATCGATATCATGGTTCGTGATAATGCAAAAACTCCTTTGTCAGGTAAAGATAAAATATTAAAACGACAAGCAATGGACACTTATAGATCTTTGCAACTACCTGGACAAGTACAACTGGCCGAACGAATGAGACGAAGAGGTGCGAGAGTTGATCCTGGATCACGAATTGAGTATCTTGTTACAACGAATGGTGGTCCAAAAGCAAAACAATCTGAAAAGCTTGAAGATCCCGAATATCAAGCAAAATACTCGCATATAATTAGGATTGATTATCTTTACTATATTAAGAATTTGATCAATCCGTTGGATCAGGCATTGAATGTTGCATATGGATTGTCAAAATTTACAGAGACACAACATAAGTTGCGACTCCGCAAACATACCGTACAATCACAATTGGAAAATAGATTTGACCCCCAAATATCATTTGAATAGTTTGGTTTAGTTTGGTTGCGGGTCAATGCCAATCAATCAACATCAATAAATATAGTTTGTAAACGTTTACAAACTATATTAATAAATTATTTAGGAGTATCATAATATGTCATGATACTATATGCCTCGCACATAAGTAAGCAATCTGACATGTCATCCTGTTGCTGTTTATTTTGATGTTTAGAATCAATCTCACCCATAGTATCCATATCACCTCTCTTTGTTAGAATATCAATAGCCTTTCTCGCTGCCCATCGCTTGCGATTATCTTGCACCTCTCTGGTGTTTCCATTTTTAAATACCTTGGTTAGAGTACCAAAATGTTTTGGTGCTCCTAATAATTGTGTCTTATGGAATGCTGGGAATTCTACTGGATGTTTACTACCACGATATTTGTATATAAAATAACTGTAACAATGTTGAGCGAGTTTCATAGCCATTGTGTTTTGTTTCCCAGTCCCAAACGCCATTTGTTTTTCTATCAATATTGCAGAGCACTTGTCCCAAGTGCTAGCGTAACTATCAAGAACATCATACATATTTAGGAAAATCTTTTCTTCTAATATTGTAGTTTGTGTTGTTCCTTCTGTTAGATCATGGTTTTTACTCATAATTACTTTATTACCGAGGGTCAATTTATCTAGGACGTTGGTAAATTTCTCTAATGGGGTGCCTAGAGTTTCTTTGGGTCCTGTTTTGAAATATCTTTGGGGTTTTGGTATATTGTCAAGATCTTTGAAAAATTTAAGGTCAGCAACTTCTTCGACAACAAACGCAAAGTTCTTTTTTCCAATATCAAATGCTACTATCAGTTTACTCATTCGTTGTTAATTTCCTCCTTTTTTTTAGATAATGAATCATCATTTCAATCGAAAAGTTTCTTCAATTCTGTCAAGAGGTCATTCAATTCTCTATCATTTTGTGCATCAGCTGCATCAACGATTGGGTCACGATTTCTGCCACGGTCTTTGATAAATATATTCTTAATAGTATTTTGCTTTTCCCCCGAAAAATAATCGGCGTATGGGGCTCCGTCTATTGTACAATAGTATGGCAATACCTTGATTGCCCTATTTTGCGGTACCGCGTTCCATGGTTTATCGTCAATCAATATATCATTTGGTCCTAATTCTTTTATTGTTGATGAATCATCTTCATATGCAGTCGCGGTGCGTCTGTCGCGAATCTCATCGATTAAATGATACCGTTCACAATAGTTTTCAAGACAACTCACAATCCAATTAACATACCTATTATAATTATTAATTGATGTATGGACAATAATTTTCTTAATTTTACCAGTTTCTCTTAATTTATGTAAATACTGCATCAACTCTTTCAAATACGGCCGAAACCCTCCTGCTTCGAAAAACCAACCGACAGTATTGTAGGGTGGCCCGACATCACACCTTTTTTCATAATGGTGATATATTTTATAAAATAGCGATGACATTGACACATCACCTATTGTTTGATCAATATCAATACAAACAACATCTATCTTATTACTCTTATCAAGCCCATCTACTGTATAGCTCTGATGTACAAGAGCATCTTCATCATCTTCAAAATTCACAAGATCTTCAAAATGGTGTCCATACGGCCACATGTCAAAATCTTCAGCAACAGCACCACCGGTTGTGCAACCAACACCACCACTAACGACGCAGCAGGCGTCACCAACACCAACAGCACCCATCGTGTCAAACGTACAGGGTTGAGATTGAGATTGCAATAGATTTAGAAGATTGTTCTTATCAGATTGAAAAGACATTTTATATTTTAATTCTGCAATATAAAATATTCATTTTATGGTACTATATCTTAATTCCGCAATATTCTTTTGGCAATGCCATCGTTGCATCATAAATACCTACTTTATCAGCAATACGTAACAACCTTTCAAATATTTTAAAATAAGCATCAGTATGTCCAATTTCATTACAAAATATATGAGCTAGCTCGTGAAGAGTAACATAAATTAAAATATTTTCATCATAATAATTACCATCACTCTGCTCCAAACATAAATGCATGTCATGTTTATTTATAGTATATGATTTAATATCAGGCTGTAATTTTAATCTAGTTAGTCGCCCCCTTTCATGCTTATCAAAATATGGGATCATCTTTGATATTTTATTTTTGATGTCAATTAGCAGGCCTTCGTGTTTTTTATAATATTCGGCCTTTCTCTTTTTGGATACAATACATATTGTTATAAGTAATACACCTATAAATACGCCGCAAATTAATATAACATAATCATAAGATTTAATAAATTTTGACGATTTTACTAATCGGCCCGATTGGACCGATCTGGACGATTGTGGTAATTTGACCCCTCTCGTTAATATAACCATCTTTAATATTATTTGTTATTTATCAAGATGATTGTTTTTTATATTTCATAAAGAAAAACATTAATGTCAACTATTACAATGCCATACCAGTCAACTAATACATGTTTTATATGCGAAAACCCCGCATCCAATGTAATCTTTTCACCCATTGATGATGTTTTTTCTATCACGACGGCTCAACAATATTTGGCATGTGCTGATTGTTACGAAGTTGTTCGAACAGATATTATTCCAAAAGATAAGCTACATGCGGGTATAATATCTAAATATAATTACAATGGCAATGATACAGAAGGGGTATTATCGAATCAAGGAGGTGAGTGTAAAAATCCGATGATGGTGTTGTTGACGATGATGGTGTTGATGATGGTGTTGTTGATGATGGTGTTGATGATGGTGTTGTTGATGATGGTGTTGTTGATGATGGTGTTGATGATGGTGTTGTTGATGATGGTGTTGATGATGGTGTTGTTGACGATGGTGTTGTTGACGATGATGGTGTTGATGATGGTGTTGTTGACGATGATGGTGTTGATGACGATGGTGTTGTTGACGATGGTGTTGTTGACGATGGTGTTGTTGACGATGGTGTTGTTGACCGAGATAGATATCGAACCAATTCAAACAAATCGGTCGACTATTTTATTCCAGTGTTTTTTATAGAGAGACTAAATCGCCGAAATTATGCAATGGTAAGACATTATAATTTATCAAAGTTATATAGAGAAAATACATCGACTGTGGGATATTATGAAATTAATAAAAATGGATATGTTGGGTTATCAAAACATGAGAAGGATTATATTGATTATCACAATAATATCTTATTTAATATGATGTTAATGTATAATGATCTTGCGAAAACTATAATAGATTTAGCCGCGAGGCGTTGTTATAACTATTTTACTATCTTACCTATTGAATTATTACATATTATTATAAAATTGATGTTTAGCAACGAAACCTAAAAATATCCCAACTGGGCTAATGAATGAAAACCAAAAAGACTTTGCTAATAATATCCGCGAATATTTCAATCTACTGATTACTGGCGATAAGGGCGACAAAGAGCAATCACCAACACCGCCAACACCGCCAACACCGCCAACACCGCCAACACCGCCAACACCCCCAACACCGCCAACACCGCCATTCAGTATTGATAATGCTATTCTTGTCAAATATCGCGGGGGACGTGAAAGAACAAGGATTCCTCACGATTAAAAATGATATTATTGTTTATTATGCACATAATAAACAATAATATCATGACAGAAATTCAAGAGGCTGATAGAGAAATTGGAATAAAATCATTAGAAACTATTTTGTCTATTCCAAAAAATATCTCAATATTGGAAAAAAATATTTACCAGCAGAGCAAAAACATTGATGAATACCAAGAACTATGTATGCATGTTGTTACAAAAATATCAGAAGGGGTTCGGCTAAATACTGTACTTCAAGAGATTAAAAATGGAGCGACAGGATTAAACTCTGGTGCATACATCGATGTTAAAAACGCACTGGAAGAACAGCAAAATTTTATAGAAAATCCATTCGAAGTAGAGGAAGGGGTTTTGGAATGCAAATGCGGTTCCCGAAAAACTATATCCTTTTCGAAGCAGATAAGATCTGGCGACGAAGGTACGACGGTTTTTGCAAAATGTGTCGATTGCGGACGAGGATGGTGCGCATAAATCATTCAAATCATTCATATCGATTCATTCATATTGTTTTGTATATATACAAAACAATAATACGTGCGCACCCGCACACCCGCACACCCGCACACCCGCACACCCGCACACCCGCACACCCGCACACCCGCTCTAAAGCCATCCATTATATGTCGCATAATATGCACATATAAAACCAAACAAGCAAACCCAAAAATACGGACCATTCTCATATCCAACCTCATGAACAGCGCGACCCCCATGACCGTCATCGACAGTAATCTTGTTAACTACACGCTCCATTTCTTCCAATTCTTTCCGTTCTGCCTCCATAAGATCGATAGCATCATCAAGCCGCTTTGAACTATCATCGTCATTGATTACAGGCTTGTCGCCATCTGTACCTTCGATTGCTTTGGCATCAATTGCTTTGGCATCTGGGGGGTCGTCGGGGCTGTCAAAGTCTTTGTATTCAAAATACTTTTGTGACTCCTTGAACTCTTTATCGCGGAGTTCGATATAACTAACGTTGCTTGATTTATTTTCAGGGTTTTGGGCCAACAGCTTAATATTTGTATCTTGTGCATTAATTAATGCTGACCGAAGATAAATATATTCTGTCTGACAGATATCAGCACCATCCTTAAAATTCTCAATAATATAATCTACATATGGATGATTGGGAGGAAATCCCATGAAGAATCCAAGTGGACATATATATCGCTGATCCTTATAGTTTGTTGAAAACACTGATACAAAACTCGAACTAACGATCGACTGGTTGAATTTTTTAAGACCGGCGATGTTATAATCAGTGTAAATACCACCAAATTCTTTCAAAATATAGTATTTCAGCTTAAATTTGTCATCCCACTCCCATGTAAAACCATCGTCCGCATGTTTACTATAATTACCATATTTCAGTCCATCAAATGTCTTAAATATAATGTGATCATTTGATCGTAATCCATGGTCAGGATATTTATGCATCCATACCATAATCGTATAATCACGGTTTGCAGTGTACGACGCCAGATGAACATATAGATATTGAAGATCAATCTTCTTTTTGTAATACAAAATGTGAAGGATTTTAGGAACCGGCTGTGTGATGATTTTGGAAATATCTTCGGTTATTTCTGGATACATGGGTAATTTCTTTTCAGGCATATCCTCTGGAATATCGCTCTTGATCGCCAGATCAGACAGTTCGTGATAAATGTCTTTTGAAAAAGTTGACAACCCAATACCATCAAATTCGTTCAAATTTTTATACATAAAATTTTCAGGACTAATCCCGAGTTCATCAAATTTGATTTTATTGATTGACTCTAACATATTGTACACATATATTAGTTTGTTCGAATAATCATCAGACTCTCTGTCAAATTTATTCAATAGCGCGTAAAAGTCAAATAACTTTGATTGTGCAGCAGAATCATCATACGCGCTGTTTGACACCAAAAGAGTCCTAATATACCAGTACAATGACAAATTGTTGAGTGCCTTGTCATGATCTGAAAATTCATCGCGTGTCTGCATTTTTGTTACAGAATCGATAATTCTCGATATGTATCTGCCATTTTTTGTTGTTTTTAATGTTTTAGAATGCTCGGGCTGTGTTATAATAAGCTCGTCTTGATCAATTGCTGTCTGTTCATTCGTTTTCTTCCACACATTGTTGTTATCATCAATATGTGACGGTAGTGAGCCAAATCGTTCAGCGTCAGAAATAGTTGTCATTGAATTTTATTTACGAGAGTGTCTTTTTAAATAAAATTCATAGAAATAATAATACAGTATATTGTTGGGTTTTTGTACCTTCAACCAGATATCCAACAATATTTATCGGAATCGATAAATTGTTATCTACTATCCCATCCGTATCTGTATCAATTTTTATAATTTTAGGCAATCCACCGTCGCCGCCGGCGCCTGCACCGTCGCCACCATCGGGAAGAATCAGAGTAAACGGACCAAGAGGAAGCATTTCCGTGATTGGTTCGATTGGGTTAAATTTTTGCTGATACCAGATGACGGCAATATTGTATGCTTTTGTTAAATTATTTGTGTTATGACATAATACAATTTGATTATTTGTTAATTTCGGCGACTGTAATAAATATGGAAAGGAAATATCCTGTTCTATTTTGTTAAAAAGATGTATGTCTTGTGTCTGTTGTTGTATCCAACTTTGTAGTGCGAATGTTGTTGGAAAAATAATTTCATCGGCATGTTTAGTAAAATCGCTTGTTGTTGTATAATAACTATTGATAAGCAATCTCTTGTAATAATACTGCAGAGAATTTATATTTTCTCTATCATAGACAATACTAGGCTCTGTCTGTTGTTTTAATCGCAACGTGTATATTAATCTTTGTAGAATATCGCCAGCATTCGCTTTTGCAACATCAGGAGTTCCTGTACCAGAAATAATTAATTTGTTATCGCGCAACATTGAAGATTTTGTGGAAAATATTTGCGACGGTCGTGTATATTGATAATTATCTACAAATATTATTTTATCATCAACATACCTGCTCAACACATTAATATCAAGATCTGATTGCTCAAATTCTGATTGCTCAAATTCTGTAGCAATCATTATCGAATTTTCATGACAATATTTTGAAAATAACCAAAAATTATACTCCATCAACCAATCAGCCACATTCTTCATCGATCTAAATTTCTCCAATTTATCTTCCTGGTAATCCGTCACAAATTCTTGCATAACGTTTGGTATATCGATAGACTTGCAGATTTTCATATCTTGCATCTCTTCCACACCACCCGCGCGACCCACACGACCACCACCACCAACGTCATCATCGATGCTCATAATTATTTTAATCAAATTACCGCCACCGCCTCCGCCATCTCCATCCACCACCGCATGCAATTCTCTGCATTGAGACCGAGCATCGCCGACATGTTCTTTAGGTTTGATATTTTTATAACAGGTCTTTGCTGTAATCGTTCCACCTAAATACTGTATAAGCTCAACCGCTGTAGATAATGAAACTCGGGTAGACGATGATGATATATCGACCTCTGGGATACGCAAATTGGGCAATGGGGACGTCATTATTGAAAATTCAGTCCCATTGTAATCAATATTGATTATTCTGGTCTTACCTTCCTGGTCAATATATTGCGACAATAATTTAAGAGGGTGATGACAGACGTTGGATTGTTCTAAAGAGGTGCAAGTGCATCCAGGAAACATCTTAAACGGTAGCGATGGTTTTGACAAATTATAGCTTTTATTCATCATGGTTGTCAATTCTCCAAATTGTCCAAAAAGTACCATATCGTATGTAATAATATAATTTAACTTATCTTGGAGATTTTGGAGATTTTGAATACCAGACATTACAATTAATTCACAATGGGGATAATCATTCGCATCAACTTCTTCAGAACCCGTATGCTCGTATATCATAATGGTCCTTTCATATTCTTGATTCCAACGTAGGTAGTTCATACGGTGATGTGGTATAACAAAAGTACCATCGCATGTATTGATTCGAGAAAATACCATAATATTTGTTTTGTATTTGTGTTCGAGTAATCGAACATAGCGATGGGGGTCGAAATATGTATCTGAATTTAATAAGTTCGTGCGTATTTCGTCAACAGAAAATTCATAATTCTCTTGTCTTATTGTTTCTAATTTACTATTTTGTGCTAATTCTACACGTTTGGCAATAATAAATTCATCCAACTCGTTTCTTGTTGTTTGTTTTCCTACTCCAAATGTTTCTTGAAAATCTACATCAAATAACTGCAAGCAACATTCGAAAAAACTATTAGGAGAACCAACCAACGAAACACCACGCCTGTAATATTTGTAATCATCGTCATATGATTCTAACAGCGTTTTTATATTTTGGGGCAATTCACCCATTTGATCTATTTGTAAATATTTAACGCCTTGTATTATTCTCCCCAACGCTCCTTGTTGATCAATATGGTCGTCTACAGCTCCGCTTGCGTCTACAACAACGCCAGCACCATCAGCAGCATCATCAGCAGCAGCACCATCAGCAGCAGCACCATCAGCAGGTTTGTCAAAATATTCTCGCCAAGCTTTTGTATTACTTTGTGATTTTGTATAACAACATGGTAAGACTGGATATTTTTGTATGTGTTCCTGATTATAATTATTAACTTTTACGCCTGGATATATATGTTTTGATGCAATATTTTCGTCTCGGTCGCATACATAATTTCTTGGTACTCCGTGCCCACCCTCTTTCGGATATTTCATCACCTCTTTTCCTTCTTTACGTAATCCATCGACGTCTTCAGATTCTACGATTCGGGGTTGAAATTTAGGTTGACATTGGCGAGAATAATTTGATGTTTTAGGGTCAAATAATTCGGGATCGATATCTTTTAAAAATGTTTTGACGGTGGTTTTTACAACTTTTTTCCCTGCTTTGCCAACAAGTATGCCAGGGCCTAGATATCTCTCATAGAACGTAATAACTGCTGCTTTTTCAGTGTTGTAGAGTGTTAGGAGTTTTGAGAAAGATGTTTGGAATATGGCTAACGATTCTAATGTATTTGTGCGAGTAATTCTTATCCGTAAATAATTTGTTCCGGGCTGGAACTTGTCGTGGTCTTTTTTATCGATTTGTGTTCTGACAATTGAATCACGTTTTTCAACAATTTGGTTAGTTATGTTTGCTGTTACCATATTATTATTATTAACACCCGCATGAGTCTTATCCAAAAAATAGCAATATACCTGGTTTTTCTTTTTTTGTAGTTTCAAATTCTCATCTATCTTGAGATATTGAGAAAATACTTGATTATTCATAACCATGTCACTAAATATATCCAAATTTAGTACCATTGAAGGATAAAAAAATGTACCCGCTATTGACACATTTGTTGATTCTGATACGCTTCCTATATCTTCACCCATAGTCTTGGAAACTCTGCGAATTGTCAACGCCTGGTCAATTCCCTTATTTGTAATCGTTTGCATTGTAATTATTATACTATCATGGCGTACAATAATTTCAACATCAGTGTACTGGTCCAACAACCGTCCCTCCTTAAATTTATCAGTACTCAATAATTTCATCATTATCAACCCATCAGTATCTCGTGGGCGGTGTGGATCCAACCCATCACCCTTTGACATCTCGAGACCTTTCTCACTTGCTGTTGATCCAGCTCCTCCACCTACTCCAGCTCCTCCAGCCCCAACTCCCATCCCAAGACCGTTGTCAGCGACACGATCGTAGTCAGTGGCTGTTCCAGCGGTTGGAACAGCGGTGGTGACGTAGTTTTTTAATGTCTGGTGCATATTATTTTGAAGCTTTTCAATATCTTCATAATTAGCAATCCATTCGGATGGGGGTTTAATGTTTCTATATATTTTAGTAAAGCCGTTGTCTGTGTTTTTCAGAGAGCCCGATTCAGTAAAATCATATACTTTACAAAACGGGGTCAAGACGGATGTTGATATTTTCTCGAATATGTCAAATTTATTAAATTGTAAAAGATTTGGCATCGTAATTTGAAAATTACTACGATCGAGGGTAAAGGGTGTTGATTCGACACCCTTCAATTTATAAAACTTTTCAATACTATCAAATTCCTTTTTATATCTGGCGGCAAATTTTGTGATTTCATCTTTGATTTCTCTCTCAAGTCTTTTTTTAGGCATTGCAATCAAATCAATTGTCAGTTGTTTATACTCGTTCATGAAGATATGTATAGATGTTTGAATTACTTGCATCAGACTCAATGGATCTATATTGGGTCTATCTGACCGATTGGGTAGATTTACATACAACCACGCCTTTAGGTTGTCAAGAGGAGTCAATTCTTTCCATTTAGTTTTTGTCAGTTTATAAAATTCTTGATATTGTAGTTCCTTATCATAATCTCTCGCGATATCCAAGATATTGGAATATGTAATTTCATCACCGCCGTTGCGGTCGTTGCCGTTGCGGTCGTTGTCGTTGCGGTCGATGCCGGGTAAATCGATGGCGATGTATTGGGGCAATGTTTTACGGTCATAAGCGATTTTTTTACGTATGGTTTCTTCAGAGTCTGTGCCAATTATAAAAGCGGCCATTTTATTGATTTTACTCATCTGTGACTTTTTAATCAATAAATATATTTTGTTAAGTTTTGTATTTGGAGAAATATATTTTATTTTGTTAAGTTTTGTATATTGGAGAAATTTGGAGAAATATATTTTATTTTGGCTTTAATAAAATAAAATGCCTCTCAATATAAATTCGAGCAGACTAATAAATGGTAGAAATCGACAGCCGGTATCGTCAAACAATACCCACCCTCCATCCATTGCTACTACAGCCCATAAAATCATAAATATTGAAAATAGTGATATTGTTCAATTAGCAGATACTCAAACTCTAACAAACAAGACATTGGCAAGTCCTACTATTACAGGAATACCAGTTGCTCCCACCCCAACTAGTATGACAGATACTACTCAATTAGCAACTACTGCATTTGTACAAAAACGAATACACGAAGTTATTGATGCTTCACCTGCTGCATTAAATACATTAAACGAACTAGCAGCAGCTCTTGGTGACGATGAAAACTTTGCTGGTACAGTAACTGGTAATTTAGCCTTAAAAGCACCATTAGCTTCTCCCACTTTTACAGGAACAGTTACTGGTAGTTTTACTGGTAATGTTACTGGTAATGTAACTGGTAATGTAACTGGTAATTCATCTGGTGTTCATACTGGAGCAGTAATTGGTAATGTAACTGGTACTGCTACTAAAATAGCATCTATTACTAATAGTGACATTGTTCAATTAGCAGATGTTCAAACTCTAACAAACAAATCCTTAACAAGTCCTACGATTACAGGAACAGGTGCTATTACCGGGGTATTTACTGGTGATGTTACTGGTAATGTAACTGGTGATTGTAGCGGTACTGCTGCAACAGTAACCAACCAAGCACAGCCATCAATTACATCAGTAGGAACACTTACGTCCTTACAAGTTGATAATATAAATATAGATGGGTCTATAATCAGTTCTGCAAGTAATTCTAATATTACAATTGATCCTAACGGTTCAGGTACATTAGTTTTAGGTAGTGCAGATAATACTGCTGTTACAGTTGATGCACAAGCAATTAATGTGGGTACTGGTGGTGCTGCAAGAACAATAACAATAGGTAATGCAACGGGTGCAACATCATTAGATGTTAATTGTGGTACAGGTGGTATTGCAGTAGATACTACAGATGGTGGTGCAATTTCGATTGATTCTATTGGTGCAGAATCAAATTTCACTTTAACAAGTAATGCA